AATATCTTTGGTATGAGGTGCGTGCGTGACAAATGGCTGCCATATCTATACCAAATGTATTTGTAACAATCCAATAGGCAACGGTCATAATGCCCCTTTGCCTTTTTAAGTTGTCCAGATACATATACCTCCCAGTCGGGGGCTTCCAATGGGTAACTCAGGCATCGCGCCAAATGATCCTGCGCCGCCCTAATCTCATTAAGGAACGGCACCGGGAATTTGTGGTACTCGGATTCTATAAAGATTATAGCGTCCCTTATGTCATTGTTGTATAGTTCATAAATTTCCTGCTGCCCCTTGTAAAGCAGCTCTAACTTTTCATTTTTATCCATTAAAACAGTAGTTTCATCACAAGCGTATCAACAAATCTTGGCTTCAAAGAAGTCAAAAAGCGACTTACGCCCAAAAGCACATTGCCTCGGGTGTGTAATCCTGCGCTCTCGCCGTTGTCGTACTTCATACGTGCACGTTTTGTAGGCTTGGCTGTACGGATTAATTCGTTATAATACTGATTTGCCATAATTATTTAATAAGATAGACCGCCTATAAAGACGGCTGTATTACGCATTTGATATGCGCAATTTCAATTTAATTGTGCAAAGATAACGCTTTTCTCCGAAATATCGGCTTTTTCGCTTGGTTAGTTACTTACTTATATGGTATTTTAACACAAATCGGGGCAAATTTACCCAAAATTCACCAAAAACGCCAAATTATCGGTACAGTAAACGACGATTTCCATACGGCAAACCGCCGATAACCGTACCGATAATCTCACGGCTCACCCAGGGCGTCCACTATCAGGCGCACTTGCGCCGGTGTAAAACTGCGGCTGCGCTCTGTGTAACCAATGGCGGCAAGCTGCTCCATAAGCCCGGGGTATAGGTGCATCCATCGGCGGAATTTCTTCCACGCCGATTCGGGCATGATGCAATTACAGTACTTTGCCGCAAGTTCCATGCGGCCGTACTCCCTTATCTTGAAATTATCTTTGTTCTGTTCCATGGGTGCAAAAGTAAGGAAAACAAACGTGAAAATACAATTAATCGCTGCCTACAACAGACGGTAACAGGACACAACGGCACGCATCCGGATTCTTGCCAAAAATGGCTGCTATCTTTGTGGCGGCAATAGTGCCAAACAACCTTTTAAACGCAAAAAGTATGATACGTTACAAGAAGTACAAAAGCAATCAGACGGGCGTAACCAAAAACAAGTGGTACGGCCGTGCCGTTACCGAACTTATGGAGTTTGAGGAATTCGTAAAGCACATGGCAAACCATCACTGCGTGTTCGGTGAGTCCACAATCCGCGGCGTGCTGATCGAGATGCAGATTTGTATGCGTGAGCTGCTGTTGGAAGGCAAGGCGGTACGCCTCGACGACCTCGGCATCTTCCGCATTGGCCTGGAAACCTCTGCGGCTACCACCGCCAAGGAGTTTACCGCCGACAACATCAAGGCTGTGCGCCTTAATCTCTATCTCGGCAAACGTTTCCGTGCCGCTGACCTCTACAAAGATGCCAAGTTCCGTGAGGCTGGCAAGTATGATGGTGGCGGCGACGATGGCGGCGAGACTGCCGACACCCACGATGAGGGCGGCAATACCAATGGCGGCAACACCAGTGGCGGCAATATGTCGGATGGCGGCGGCTCCACCGATGATTCAAACTATGTTGAGCTATAGTAATGGCTTCTGTAATTAGTGGCGAAATATCGTCAATAATGCCGTTTTTTGGCGTTTTGGCGGCATTTCGCCACTTTTCCGTATAGTTTTACCTCTCGTAGGTGTAAAGTAGCCCTAAAGTCATTAAAAGCGTTATCGCTCCATCTATCTTGCGGTATTGTGACACTTTGAGCGGCTTTTTGTTCTCCAGATTGTCGGTATCTATCACGCAATTCTCCAAACAGAAAGCGTTAATAGGGTTGTCGTTAAACTCTATCTTTACCGGGTCACTCCATGCAAGCATCTCAAAACTTTCAACTGGTAGGTTAAAGTTTCCGTAGGTCTGACTAAATGGGGTTAGCACGTTCCTCGCTCCGACTGACTTTAAGATACTCGTTAGCTCCTGCGCCTTGTAAGCATCATAGCCGATACGGATAATATTAACCAACTTACTGCGCCTTAGTATATCCTCGGTAATCATCGCCGTGTCTATCTTCTGCCCTTTGCAGAAAATAAGATACCCTTTTTCGTTCCAAAGCCTATAAAGCTGCTCATTGGGGTGTCCCTTTAACGCTCCCTCCGGGAAATAGTAATCAGTATGCGTGTAAAACTTCTTATTGCCCGATAGGTACACGGTATAAGATACTGCGCTGAAATCATCATGCACCGACAAATCAAACGCCACGGCACAATCTGGGCGGCCCTGCACCTGATCTATACAGAAATTGCCCAATAATTCTTTTGCCTTTTCGTGGGTAAACCACGTTTTTTCATCGTTTATCGTGAAAATATTAAGCAATTTCGTGCGAAAAGCCAACATATTTTCGGCTGATAACTGGGCGGTTTGATACTCATTTTCGTAGTAGTCTGGCTGCACCGTGATACCTAAATGTGGCTGCACCTTTGCCCACGTCTCCGGGCTGTCCTCTGCATCGTCCACATCAGGCATGAATATAGATGCAAACATGGTGTCGCTTTCTGCCTCACCTCGTAGTACTGCCATCACTCCGTCAAGTTCGTGGGCAAATGGACCATCTACCACATCGCTTGCCGTGGTGATAATGATAGTTAGCGGCTCACGCCTTGGCCCCATTGATGTTGTCAATACGTTTTTGAGGTCTGCGCCGTTCTTACCTGCTGTGTTTCGGGCCTGGGCGTATTCGTCCATTATCACCAATGAGGCAAACAAACCATCTTTGGTTTTGGCGTTGGCCGTCAAACATTGTATGAGGCTATCACGTCCACGGTCTTTGAAAGTAATCTTTTCACGATTAACCCTAAAGTGCTTTTCCTTTGGGTCAATATCAAACATGATGTTTCGTATCTCATCAAAACAGATTTTCGCCTGATCGTAGCTATTTGCGCCCACGTATGCCTGGGCGTTGTTATCGCCGAAAAGCATATCATAAACCGCCAAAGCTGCGCACGATGTCGTTTTGCTGAACTTTCGGGGCACGAATAGGTAGGCGGTACGTATCAGTCTGCGCCCATCGTCTCGGACAAAGCCGTAGATATTGGCAAACTGGTAGGCTTGCACCGGGGTTAGCTTGTAGCGTGTTCGCCCTCGGATTCCGCTAAACCGCAAAGCCTCGTAGAACTTGAAAAAACGCTTTACTCGCTTGGGCTTCCAATCGTATTTGTCAAGCATCTGCAAAAAGCGTCTTACTCCCAATATCTCATACAGGTTGTGTGCGTCTGGGTGGTCTATCACTCCAAACACATAATCGCCGATACGCTTATCTGTTTCAATAAGCGCACGGCGGTAGCGGTCGGCGTATGTACTGCGCCCCTGCTGCAACTGCTCCGATACCTCGGCTTTCAGTTGTCGAAATCTTCCTTTTTCTTCCTCTGTCATTCGTCGCCCTCCTGCATCGCTGCCATAAAGTCGTTAAAACTATCGTTGTCGCTCTTTCGTTCCTTGCTCTCGGTGTTCATGCCCAAAGCCCTTAACGCTTTCTGTCCCTGCTGCAACAACTCGATATATAGCTTTTCTTTCGGGTCGATCGTCTTGCGTTCGTTACCCTCCCGGCTATACTCCACGTTTACGGCCTGGTGTCCGTCTGCCATAATCTCATCGCCCAAAATGTCGGCACGTACCAACAACTTAGCCGTAATATCCACTTGGTATGTAAGTTCGGCGGTATATTTGCCTTGCTTCTTTAGCAACTTCACGATATACGCTTTCTTGCTCTTTATCTTGGCGGCTATCTTCTTGTTGTCTTCCTCGGTGGATGGCTCCGGCAAAGTCTGGCTAACTGGCAATGGGTCGGCGGTCTTTGGCTGCGCCTTGTCGCTATACCCTCGTTTCTTGCCCTTGGTCTTCAGATAGAAGATTATAGCCGTTGTGTCGTTGGCGTTAATCGACTGCATCAACTTGCTTTCGACAAAATCTACCTGCGTCTCGGTAATCTCATCTACTTTCTCCCTAAACTCCGGGTCGGCGTTGTACCATCGGTAATAAGTACTTCGCCCTATGCCTATCGCCTCGCACGCTGTGGCTATGATGCCGTAGCCATGCGCCAAAGCCTCCAAAAACTTTTCTTTCTTTTCTTCCATACTGCGTTACTTTTCAAATGAGCGGATGCCGTCGAAGTAGTCTTTGTAAAACTCAAACAGTCCCTTATCAACTGTTATACTTCCCTGCTCCGTTCTTGGGTTAGTGTTAATGTTTGCGCTTGTCTGTATGCCGAAATAAAAGCCCTCATCGTAGTTGCACCCTGCGTATATCTTGCTGTGGTTCTTGAATACTGCGGCACGTCCTGCCTCTGGGTGTTCCTGATAGAACTTTTGCACCATCTGCCATTCAATCTTATAGCTGCCCGGGAATATCTCGCCCAAATACATATCAAGTTTCTTGATGCGCCCTTGCTCGTACCATTGCCGCACCTGCAAAATATCCTCTGCCGCCATGCACCATGTAGATAACAAACAATAGTCCAAATCGTGCTGATTAAGCACAACTTTCAGGTAACTAAGGCTATCCACGTCCCCGGCGGTGATAAAGTTGTATGTGGTATGGTCTTGCAGCTTGACGTACTGCATTGCCTCCAATAACTTGACCTCACTAAATGCCCGGCGGTACTCGTAGCGTTGCGATAACTCGGTACACTCCTTTGTACGTCTATGCGCTCGCTTTGCCTGGGCGGTTGTCTCGGCTGTGGTTTCTTCCGGCTCCACCTCATCAGGTGGGGGGGCTTGGGTCTGACCTGCGCCAAAGCTGCCAAATCCAAAGCCTGTGCCATCTTGGTTTCCAAACTTCATAATTATTGCTTTTTAGTATTAACCTACACACGTGGGCGTTTTTATCTTGTGCCAACTATGCCGGGGCTTTGCATCTGGGTAAAATCCCCCCACGGCCCAAAAATCGGCTCACGTGTGGAAAAGGGGGTTGGTGAGGTTTAACCAACACCACCACCGAAATAAAAAGTACCCCCGGGGTCTCAAACCCGAAAGTCTTAATGATTCCGTCCACTTCTTCATCGGACAATCTAAACCATTCTCCTTGTACTCTCTTGGCATTATATACACTATGCAAATGCACTTCGATGTCTCTATCTACATAGCCTATAAGCTGCACTTTCTTTGTACTAAGTACTTGCATACGTGTATGTATGTCTTTAGATTTTCCAATCTTTATCAAGCCATTTGCGTTGCTTCTGGCTAAGTATGTCTGAAAGTAGGTCTTTGGCCTAAGTCCTATTGATTCGGCACAAACCTTATTTCGCAAATCAAATAGCTTGGCTTCATCCATAATGGCTTTTGCTCTATCCATCATTTCGGCATATAGCTTGTTTTTCACTATCGCCAATTGCTCACCTAATTCAGCGTTGTATCTATCTAACACGCTATTGAGTTTATTGCAAATACTGTCTTTCCATTCTTCCAACTTAGCTTTGTCTTTGCTTGTTCGTCTCATGGTCTGACCTTGAAACTGTATCTCAGCCGTATAAGATATACCGCCATTCTTGCGTTTACGCTCATAGATTGAGCCATAAACATTTCCACCCTTGTGTTTCATATCTCCGTTATTTCAAAAATTTATTCACAAATCTTTTCAGGTGCTCTTTGGCTCTGTTCTTTGCTTGAACTTTGCCACACCTGCCCATGTCCGTATGTACCTTAACGTGGCAATCGTGGCATAGTGCTTTGAGGTTAAAGTAATCAAACATCAGGCGTTCTTTTTCCTGCCTCGTTAGCCCATCCTCAACCGGGATAACGTGGTGTACCTCGGTGGCTGCTGCCACTCTGCCCAATTCCTCGCACCTCTCGCATAGTGGCGTATCGTTGAGTTTGTCACGTCTCAATCGTAGCCACTTGGCTGTATGTATCAGCCTTATGTAATCTTTATCCTTTGCCATACTCTAATATTCGTCTTTGATGGTTATTGTTGTGTGATACTTCCTTACCAAATAGTTGAGGCTATCCAACAAAGATTGCTGTACGCCCTGCTTACCGCTTAGTGCTGTGTTGGCTCTCTCATCTACGGTGTTGGCACAAATCAACTTATACACCTGTACTGGGTACTGCTGCCCCTGTCGGTGTAATCGTGCGTTGGCTTGTTGGTATAACTCCAGATTCCAACCTGTACCAAACCATACGATATAGTGCCCACCTTGCTGCATATTCAAGCCAAACGCCGTGCTCATCGGGTGGGCCAATAGTACGTCTATCTTTCCGGCGTTCCATTCTTTCAACTCCTTTTCGCCCTCGTATGACTTGACGGTATAGCCTTTCAGTTTCTTGGTGATACGTGTCACATCATGCTTGAACTGATAGAAGACTAACACATGATTGCCGTTTGCAGCTTCCACGATCTCGGCTAACTTATCCAACTTCTCATCGTGTATTTCGTGTACGTCTTTAGCCTCATCGTATATTGCACCGTTGGCAAACTGGCTTAACTTATTCATCAGCCCGGCGGCACTATTCGCTAAGATGTTGGCATTTTCTCCGGTATGCAATTCGGTAAACTCCAAAACCTTTTCTTTCTCAAACTTGTTGTATGCCTCCATCACCTTTGGCGACAAAGTAAGTTTGGTTTCGTGGGTGATCATGTCCGGCAACTGCAAATAGTCCTTTGCCTGCATTGATAGACAAATATCCGAAATCTTGTTTTTGATGATGTCCTCGCACCCTTTTTTGATGTCGCAACGTACTATTACGTTGTTCCATTTGTGGGTCTCAAAGTAGGTTTCACGATATTTCGTTACACTCTTTCCCAAACGTTCGCCCATGTCTATACAGTACATTTGTGCCCATAGGTCTATCAGTCCGTTAGGTGCTGGCGTTCCTGTAAGTCCGATAACCCGATTAACCGTTGGTATGGCTGTACGCATCGCCTTAAATCGGTTTGACTTAGAAGACTTGAAACTCGTTAGCTCATCAATCACCAACACATCAAACGGCAACTGACCGCCGTACTTTCCAACCAACCATACAAAGCTATCACGTCCGATAACGTAGATGTCCGCTTTAGATGCCAACGCCAAATTACGCTGCTTCTCTGTGCCCATCACCTTTGCCACTCTCAGGCTTTGCAAGTGATCCCACTTTTCTGCCTCGGTAGTCCATGTTGTTTCTGCTACCTTTTTCGGTGCTACCACCAAAGTACGGCTTACCTCGCAATCATCCATTAGCTGTTGTACGGCTGTAAGTGTGCTTACCGTCTTACCTAAACCCATATCCAGAAACAAACCGCATCGTGGGTGGTCTAATATCCACTGCATCGCTGTTTTCTGGTAATCGTATGGTCTGTACTTCATTTCTCTTCCCTCCAAACTTTAATTAACTCGTCGATCGTCTGTTTGTTGTCGATTGTATAGACTTCGTGGCCCATGCCTACCAACTCATTTTGTCTTATGGTTTGTATCTTCGTTGGTTTCTTGCCTTTACTTTTCAACTCCACCCAAACAACCTTACCACCATGTAGGCATACCACTCTATCAGGATAACCCACCATGTTTGCATTTGAGTATTTGAGGCAAATGCCGCCAATGGCTTTCACCTCTTGCACCAAATATTTTTCTATCGCCTTTTCCGATACCTCGGCGTGGCGTGTTATTGCTTCCAACTTCTTCATATTTCCTTACTCCTTAGAGCAACATTCTATTTTCAACATTCTATATAGATATACTTGATACCCTATATATAGGTATTTTATAGTATATAACTATATACTACAACTTATACTACTTTTTATGTTGTTATTGTTGCTATATATAGTTATATATTGATTATCAGTACTTTAGAAAGCAACAAAGTGAGCAACAAAGCATTTTTCTTTTTGTTGTTGTTGCTCCTTTTACGATTATCGCTTTTAGTTTTTGCCCATGAGCAACATTGTAGCAACATTCTACTTTGTTGCTCTTAAAGGTCGCTATCGTCTTCCTCTATTGGTCTGACAAATGCCCTTTGCTTGCCATATATAGGGAATGTCAAAGTAGGGCGTTTTTGCCAACCTAATTCGTCTAAGACTTTATTAACCTTTCGGGCCTCGTACTTGTAATCTTTACTACCTACATCACGCCCTAATACCTCGCTAAGAAACTCGGCGGCACATACTTTGGTACGTGTTTCTGTTCCTGTTGCATCCAGTGGGTCGGGGTTCTTAATGTATGCACGTCGGCGGTTTAAGTCCCATGTACTCCAGTCGGTCGGCAACTTCATATCTAAGTATGCCTGTATCATTCCCGGTAATGGGTCTTCTTGATTATCGTTAAACTCACCCTGACGCTTTCGGGCTTCCGCTTCCAATGCCTCACTAAGGTACAACTTTTCGCCGTCCTTATAGCGTTGCACGGCTTCCGCCCATAACTGGTTACGGTCTGCCTCGATCGCTTGGCGTGGGTCTCCATGCTTACGTAGTTCTGGGTTTACACTCATTACCCAAAAGCGGCGGTTTCCGGTCTCTCCCTTTAAGAAATATGTTTCGTTGGTCGTGCCGCAAAAAACGCATTGTCTCGGGTGGGATTCCATCACACTACCATACGCCGGGCGGTACATATCATTTTGACGGCTTATGTAGGCTTTCACCTGTTCCACGTCTGACCGCTTGATACTGCCCAACTCCGGCAACTCAATAACCCAACCGTTCCGGGCTTGCTCCATGCCTTTTGTACCCTCCATTGTCACCAAACTATCGCTAAACCAATCGCCGCCCATCACATTGAAAAGCGTCGATTTACCGATACCCTCGGCTCCGGCGATAATCAGGCAATAATCATACTTGCACCCTGGGTTCATCACTCTTGCTACTGCTGCCGTAAAGTGCTTACGTGTCATAGCTCTGTTTAGCTCATTATCTTCTGCACCTACGTAGTCGATAATTAGACGGTCTAAGCGTGGCACACCGTCCCATGTAAGACTATTGAGGTAATCACGTATTGGGTGTACTCTGTGACGTGTAACGACTGCCACTAAAGCATCTTTGATTTTGTCCTTTCCAGTTACTCCGTACTTCTCATCTAAGTAGATTCTTAGATTTGCATCATCAGTATTACCCCATTGTGTCGCCTCGGCGTTCCACGGCAAACCACCTGTTATGTAGTTAAACCCATTAAACAGATTTTGCCATATATGATTTTTCAACCTTGGGTCGTTCTCCAGAATAGCAATAATATTGCTTGCCGTTGATTTGATGCTGCCTTTCTTGTCAAAGTCTAATTCAGCCATCCACTTGTCGGCGTTTTCAGATACTGCACTGTCTCCGGCTTCCTCTGCTTCGATGTCGGCAAAATCATCATCGGCCTGGCCCTGTCGCTCCTTTGTAAGTAAGATTCTTACCTTTTTGTCCTTGGCTACGAAATCCTGCATTTTCAGGTACGACGGTAAACGTGTGTTGTCTGTTATCTTCGTCCCCTCATCCTGCACACCGTACAAATGTATTCGGCAAAGGTCGAAAGCATTGCAAAGCTGCTTACTCGCCGGGTCTGTTTCGTGGTTGCTGTACGCAAACTTACCCTCATAGCAAACCAAACCTGCCGCCACACTACCATTAATGTAGGTGTATCGCCCATCGTGGGCGGTCTTCTCGTACACATCAGGTAGAAACGTGTCGATTGCATCCTCAATGGAATAGGCACGGCAAAAAGCACCAATTAAGCCGGGCTTTTCGGTTGGATCACCTACCTTTTTCAATTCGTGTACGATGATGTCACCCTCTCGGCTCGACACTGGCCAAAGTGCTACATCTTTATAGTCGTGGTACTGCTTTAGGAACTCATCGACGTTGCACGCCTTGCCGTCTTGGTACTCAAACACATATTCGCCGTCTCTGCTTGTAGATGGATAATAAAACAATCTCGCTAACTGATAGGTGGTATCGTCGAACACTTCAATATTTAGTTTGCTTGCTATCATCCTGCAAAGCGGCTCGTATTCATCTGGGCGTACCTGACGGCTCAATGGGAACACCAAACGAAAGCGTGGGTTTCCGGGCGTGTGCTTGTGCGTGCTGTAAAGCATCGCCGCAAAGTCAAAGTTTAACGTGAACTCATCCCAAAGGTCGGGTGTACCGTAATCAATATCAAGTGTGGCAATACTTCGCCACATCACGTTAGCGGTCTTTCGTGTGCCTCCTGATAGGTAGCCACCGACAAAACCGCCCACGTCCTTGATACTGCTTTGTTCCTCCCTGCTCATCTTGGCGTACTCGCTTACGCTTTCCGTGGTTCGCTTCGTTTCGCTGCATCGCTCTACCAACTTCGCCCATGTGGTTGCTTTGTTCTTCCACTTCTTAGCCATACGGCTATGGGCTGTTGCTATGTCGATCGGGAAATCATTGTTTAACTTTATCTGTGCCATGTGCCAATCTTTCTAAAGATTCATACGATAACTTATCTAAGATACCTTTAAAGTACTTAGCATCTTCCTCGGTGCTTGCCTTGATAGTAACCGGGCGCATACCTGTTTTGCCTATTGGTGGGTGTACCACCAACTCAAATGGTCGTGGCTCATCGTCCAACTGCTCGAAAAGGTATTTAATGTTGCTTGCCTTAAATACCATAAATCTTATATGTTTGAAATCTTCTGCCATATTGTTTTATTTTTTAAGATGATCGGTATTTTGGTTTATAAATCATCGAACAAATTACCCTGTAATTTATGCTCACAATACCAATGTTTAATACCCTGCTTAGAAGTCCACCAATTAAAAACTTCTTCGTCTGTTAGGTCGGTATAATGATTCATATAACCGTTTTCTCTTAATCGGTGTATGGTACGCAATATTAAAGCCTTGTAGCGTGGGTATGCCCCCCCCTTGTTTTATAATTTCCTTTTGGCTTGCCATCGGGCAAAACAAACACCCGATACGCTGCCAACCTTTATCGTATAGCTCGCAATGTTCTACTTTAACGACTTCATTAAGAAAGTACCAAACATCTTCTTTCGTCCAATCTATGATAGGGTTTATTACGATTTTGTCTTTGCCCTTGACACACTGCACGCCCTCTACTTCCTGACTTCGTGTGAATTGGTCTAACTGTTCAAAGCTACCACTAAATCGGTCTGCTTTCTTCGCCCTGATAATCTCGGCTTCGTTTCTTCGGCTGCGCTGTCCGGATTCCTCACGCCTTACGCCCGTAAGTGTAACTGTCCCGGCTCCCTTGGTTTCTTTCAGTACGGCGCAACAAAAGCGCATTAAGCGAGTTGGCAAAGCCTTGCTTTTGATGCAAAGTTGGGCAAAGGTTAGTTTTGGTCTGTCTATGGTAACATCAGGGTATTTGTTACGGATAAACATAACTAATTCTGGTGGGTCTAAGGTTGTGAGGCTATAATGAGCGTCAAACTTTACACCTGCCAATACTGCTACATGATAAAGGCTTTGGCTGTCTTTGCCTCCACTAAATGCCAAATAAAACCCATTATCTGAATAACGCAAAGCCAACTTTTCCGACTTCTGTAATAGCTCGATACTATGTTGCAACTTTTTGTCAAAGTTAATGGGTTTTCTATTTTGATACGCTGTACTGTTCATAACTAACTAAACCAAATCTTAAAATACCGCCAATCTATACAACCGGGGCACTGCTCGCAAACCTCACACTCCGATAGCTTACAAACTCCGTAACCGGGTTTGTCTTCATCAGGATCGTATGATATGCACGTTTTGCAGTACATCTTTTTCATAATTGGCGGTATTGGTGAATAATGGCACGGCTTTCGCCGTGCTAAAGATTAAAAACTAAAATATTAAGGGCTAAAAAATAAATGCTGACACTGCCCTAACTCTGCCCGTGTTGCTGGCCTTAGTGCCCCAAGTGCCCGTATAACCGCCGTCGAGGTTCAGCGGCCATGCGTTGGCAGCACTGCCCTCGGTAGAAGTCCAATACCAACGGTCTTGCAGTTTATCGCCCTTGGCAAACTCCAAAGCTGCATTGATAGCCTTTTTGTTGATAAAAATACGGTACAACTCGCCTAAAGATGGTATGTACCAATCATCGGCTAACTTTATCTGTGGATTCAGGATATTACGCAAATGGTTGGTGTTTCTTGCTCCGTCCATGTCTGCTACTGCATCGTCGTAGTTGTCTGTATAGTAGGCTTTGTCGTTTTCCTCGTTGCCATTCTTTTTCGTAGTTAGTGTGATACCATCGCCGTTAGCCTCATCGTGCAAAGCTATCTTAATGCCAAAGCTACCCATCTTCAAACCAATAGCTACTATCTCGCTATCCATGTTATCGTCTTTGGTGTACTCCAGTTCAAACAAAGTTGCTTTGCCGTCGGCGTGTACCAAATAGATGCCGTCCTCCATATTGCCGGATTTTGGTAACTGCGCTTGTATTGGCTTTTCGTCATTACCCATTACAAAGGTATTGGCTTTCTCCGCATCTTCCACGTTGCCACACCACTGCAATAACTCGTATCTGAATTGCTGCACGTCTGATAGTGCCTTACTTTTCTGTATCTCCATTTTTGTATATGCTTTATATTGTTTAACTAATCTTCTTTGTACCATGCCCACGCTGCAAATTTCGCATCTGCCACTATCCCATCAGTAATAAGCGGCTCGATCTGGCTTGCATACGCCCACATGATAGGTAACTGTGGCTCCTGGGTTTCGGCTTTGCCAAAATCACACTCAGCCGGAACGACGTTATTATGGTGAAATGTCATTAATTGGCAAAGCGGATATTTTCGTTTGCCAACCTTGAAAAGTAGATATATTGGCACATTCTTTTTAGGGGCTTCGGTCGCCTTGTGCCATTCCACTTTAATTTCTATTGTCTTGCTTTTTGCCATATTGCTTTATTGTTTAATCTTTTAGATAATATGGGGTGGTGTACCCTGCACCTTTGAGCGGCAAATCTTTGCACCACGGTATAGGCTCACTAAACAAAGCCTCAACCATCGGTAACGTCTGGTCTTTCGTAGCCTCAACGATGATTTCATCATGTATGTGGAAAACTACGTTTAACCCTCGCTGCTCTGCTCTAAGTATCACACAACCCAATATGTCACGTGCCGTAGCCTGTACGATGTTCTCGGTTAGCTTACCGCCGTAGGTTCTCAACTTTCCCCACTTCTTCGTTTTTTGGTTCAAACCCTCATACTCGATAATTTCGTGGTCGCCTCGCCAACCGTCGTTTGTCTCGATGCCAACCTCTGCACGTGGGTAACAAATAGTCCTGCCACTTGGTAGGGTAATTAGCAACATACCCCAACGATAACCGATTACGATACCCTGTTGTATTGTTATGCTTCGCCCTGTCTTAATGGCTGTGATAGCTGCCTTTTCAACGGTACGCCATAATTTAACGATGTGTGGGTTACTGTCTCGCCATTTGCCCACGATGTCTTTTTCTTCGGATTCCGATAAACCTAATTTCTTACCGCCCATCGCTTCCAATGCCGATACACCACCGCCGTAGCCCAAACCCAAAACGGCTACTTTGCCTTTCGGTCTTAAATCTCCGTTGGGGCCGTGCTTCTGAACTGGTACACCAAACATTTTACTTGCC